CATGCTGGAATTTTTAATCGGATAAGCAACCAGCGGAACAGGCTTCATGGTCGGATGGTCGCCGTTTTTCTTCGGCTTGTCAAATTCCCAGATGGTGGACTCTTTCCTGCCTGTGTACCACTGGTGTTTACCTTTTTTCTTCCAGCCAAACAGCACAGGCTCATGCTGCCACTGGTACGGACTCCTGCCGAGCACAAGGCTCTGCTTTTTCCAGATACACGTCCCCGAAAGATAAAAGCCTGCGTCTGCAAATGCCTTCCTGAAATTCAAGCCCTCTGTATCTGCGTGGAATACATAGATACTTGCGTCATTCTCCATGACCTTTTCCATGCAGGTAAAGGCATCAAGCAGAAACTGATAAAATTTGCTGTTTTCCATGTTGTCGTTCTTAATCTTGCCTGCCGAACCCTCATAGTTTACATTATAAGGCGGGTCCGTCACCACAAGGTTTGCTTTCTTTCCATCCATCAGAAATGTGTAAGTTTCTTCCCTGGTACTGTCGCCGCAGATAAGACGGTGGTTTCCGAGCAGCCAGAGGTCACCGCTTTTCGTCACGGGTGGTTTTTCCAGCTCACCATCCACATCAAAGTCATCTTCTTTTACATCACCCTCATCACCCGCGAAAAGGTCGGCAATCTCGCTCTCGTCAAATCCCGTCAGACTGACATCAAAGGATTCCGCCTGCAAAGCCTCGATCTCAACCCTCAGAAGTTCTTCATCCCATCCTGCGTCCATTGCCATACGGTTATCAGCCAAGATATATGCTTTCTTTTGGGCTTTAGTGAGATAATCCGCAAACACACACGGAACTTCCGAAATGCCCTCCGCTTTTGCCGCCTCAATCCTGCCGTGGCCGGCTATGACGTTATAATCACGATCAATAATAACGGGATTGATAAACCCGAACTCACGCAGGGACGAGCGGAGTTTATTGATCTGCTCCGCAGAATGCGTCCTCGCATTATTCACATACGGTATCAGTTTCTCCGTGGATATGAGCTGCATTTCCGTTGTCGTCTTCATTATCCGCATCTCCTTTTCAAAACTTTATACAGACCTTTCCTTGCGTCACAAACATTACCTTTCAATGCCTGGCCTTTTATGGTCTTATATTGCTGTGCCGTTAGATTCTTACGGTTGGATTTCAGCATTTCCATAAATTCTGTAAGTTCTGTTTTCATATCAGTTTCCTTTCCTCGCCCGGAGAAGCCGCTCCATCACATCATCCTGCGGTGTGTTCCCCGAAAATTCCACCGAGCAGTTCTCCTTCACGATCTGGTATATCTGCATCCAGCAGTAATTGGTCTGTTTCATGTAAGACTGGCTCATGGCGACATAAGGGGAGGCGATGGCCGCCCCCGTAGTCGGGTGCTTTGCGAGAAATCCCGTGGAGGAAACAATCTCCTCACACTGAATCCAGCGAGACACGCTCATCGCATACTGCTCCACCATCTGGACGGTGACCAGTCTGTCACAGTTCCTTGCTTTCAGCCAGTTGTAAGTTTCACGGTAGACTTCCTCCGCCACCAGCTCACGGCCGCTTTTCTGCGGGGATTTCAAAAAATCTTTCACGGGCGGCACATCCATGCCCTCCAACTCCGCAGGCTCCATCAGGACTTCCGCAGAGCGCCCCTCGCTGATTTTCTCCGTGAGCGCCTTTGGCTTCCTGCCTGCGCCCGGCCTTGCGCCGCCGCGGTTGCTGCCGTCCTTTGCCACTGTTTCCACCCCCGTTTCTTTGATTCCCTTTGAAAAAATGCTGCGGAAATCAAACGCCGCAGCATACAAAAACCATATTGAATACTGGAAAATCCAACAGGTTAATACCCCGTTTGATTTCCGCTTTTTATGCGTGTGACCCCGGCACCGTTGCCCGGCGGTTTCCATTTTAGGGATTTTGACCGCCCCTGGGGTCAGTGCCACCTGTCGCCGCGTTCCGCATGAATCCTTGAATGGCAGGATTTACACAGGGAAATTAAATTGCTCCTGTCATGCGTCCCGCCTTCAGACAAAGGTTTCTTATGGTGTACTTCCTCGACAGGCACAAGAATTCCTTTCCCATAGCACTGCTCACAGAACGGGTGCGTCTTTACATAGCTGTCACGGATTCTTTTCCACGCACGCCCGTACCTACGGCGTACAGCAGGGTCCCTGCCATACTTCTCGTAGCGTTTGTTTTCTAACTTTGTGTGTTCCTCACAGAACCGCCCGTCGGTAAGTTCCGGACAGCCCGGATACGAACATGGCCGCTTTGGTTTCCTCGGCATCAGCTCCACCTCCTTTTTGGCATAAAGAAAGCCACCCACAGGATTTCTCCCATGAATGGCTTTACGCAATTTTCTATGATACTATCATACCACGTTCCCCTGTGCCAAACTACGGCAAAGTGTGCCAACATCAATCCGGCACGGAAAAATTCTTCAAAGCCGATGCATGGATGCGGTGGACGGTGCGGTTTGATACATGAAGCCTTTCGGCAATCTCCTCCCAGGTGCAGTTGTTAAGATAGCGGTAGGTCAGAAGCAGACGCTCCTCACGGTCGCTGACCTTTTCTACCGAACCGCTGACCTGCTTTTTCAAAACCACCAGCTGACAAAGTTCTTTGTGTATTTTCTGCTCCATCTCTATGATGTCGCTGAGATATTTTACAAAGGGCGGTTCCGTGTTCCTGCTGCACTGTACACGCTCACCGAGGTTTGAACCCGATATCCTGCCCGCCAGCTCACGCAGGTGTTCCAGCTCCTCCGTATCGGAGTCTATCAGTTCATTCAGCCTGTATGCCTGCATCAGATATTCTTTCGCTGTCATAAGCCACCTCCGAATTAAAAATTCCCCCGGATTGACTCTGGTTGTCATTGATTGTCATAGGTTGGCTTTTACCGCATCTATCAAAGCAGACTGCGAGGTGTCTTTTAATTCCAGTGCTTTCATGATCCGCTCATCAATGGTCCCTTTTGTGATGATGTGCTGTACCACAACGGTCTCCGATTCCTGCCCCTGCCGCCACAGCCTTGCCACCGTCTGCTGGTACAGTTCCAAAGACCATGTAAGCCCGAACCAGACAAGCGCCGAACCGCCGCTTTGAAGATTCAGCCCGTGTCCCGCACTGGCGGGGTGTATCAAAGCAACGGGAAGCTCCCCGCTGTTCCAACACCTGATGCTTGCTGTGGTATCCAGCTTTGAAAACGAGATATGCAGGGAGTTAAGCCTTTCGGAAATCCTATCCAGGTCATGCCTGAACCAGTACGCCACCAAAAGCGGCCTGCCGTTCATGCTCTCAATGATATCCTCCAGTGCGTCCAGTTTCCGGCTGTGTATCTCTATGACCTCCTGTTTATCATCATATATCGCTCCGTTTGCCATCTGGCTCAGCTTTC